TGCCATGATTAAAATATTTTATTATAAATAGTGTTAAGATAAGTTAGTTGCTGCTGAGAATATAGCTTGACCTGTTTTGTTACCGTCTATATAAACGTCACCTTTGATATTAGTTAGTTCATCTAATTTATTAATCATTTCATCAAACTTAACGTTTAATCCTTCTAATGATAATCCTCCACCCATCATTTCAGGTAACTTACTTAATGGTACAACGGCTTCAGGACCTGCTTCACCTACTATACCTTTAACTGGTTGAGTTACTACACCACCTTTTGCAAACGGAAGATACCCCATATCTCTAGCTATGTCTATTCCAGTTGTTGCACCTGAAGTGATAGCAGCTGCCGTAGTTCCAATACCCGGTATAAATGATGCTAATCCACCAATGCTGTTTAAGACAGCACCTATGTAATCTCCTTCTGCAAAATCTGCTGCTGCAAAACCTAAACCGACACCTGGTAACAATTTACTAGCAAACTTACCTCCCATTTTCGCTAAACCTTTTGCTCCAACTTTACCCGCAACTTTAGTAGTTGCTGATGCACCTGCTTTAGCAGTAGATTCAGCTGCTTGTTCTCCTACTTCTTTTGTTACTTTACTACCAAGACCTATAGTACTAAAAAATGATTTAATACCTTCAACCATTTTTTTAATTTTGTCAGGTAGACCTGTTAACATTTTAAAGAGATATAACGCACCTAATTTTTTACCAACAGCTTCTAAAAATCCTATACCATCACCAGCATCCTCTAATCCATCATTAAACGAACCAAAAAATGGTCTAATATATTTATCGGCTGTATCTTTAATTAAAGCACCTAACTTACCAAATTGAGAAAACACATAACCTATACCCGTTGCTAATTGAGAAATAGGAGTAAGAATAGTTACAAAAAGATCTAAAATAGGTCCTAGTGCTTGTTGTAACTTACCTACTGCTGTGTTAAATTTATCTTGAGCAGACATTTGCAGTACTTGTTCTTTTCTCATATTCATTTGCTCTGCTACAACATCTGCACTTATACCTGCTCGTAATTTTTCTGCAATAACCATTTTAGCAAGTTCGTCTCTTGACATACCCATTGCTTTAGCCATTGCCTCTTGAGTAATTCTATTTGCCTTCCCAAAGTCATTACTTAAAGCATTATTTTCTCGTATTTCTCTAGATAAACCTTCTAAATTATTATTTAAAGCAAATTCTCTAGCTTTAGCTAAATTAATATTTTTACCGGTAAGTAACTGTGCTTCTAATTCTGCCTGAATAGATGATTCAAAATCTAACATACTTCCAGCAATATCATCCATTCTTTCAAGACTTAAACCTAATCTTTGTGCTTCTGCTGTTGCTCTTGCTAATGCAGTAGGATTGTTTCCTAATGATAGTGCAATAGCTCCAGAAGCTTTAGATGCTTCTTGTAAAACATTACCTAAATTTAAACCACTTGCTCCTGATTCAACTATAGCTTTAGCTCCTTCAAATGCTTGATCAGTAAACTCATCTGTTGAAGTACCACTTAGTTGCATATTCATAGCAAGTTTAGCTGCATCTTTCTGAGTTATACCCATTAACTTAGCAGCTTCTGCTATATTACCTAATTGTCTTGAACTAACTAAATTATTTAAATTAAGATTAGTTTCTTCAGCAAAGCTCGACATTAACTCTAATGTCTCTGCACTAGTGACTAAGGCAAAATTTTGACCAGCTAATACTTTTGCATTTTGACCTGTAGTTCTTTGAAAATTTGTTGCAGCTTCATCTATGGCTAGAAAACCTTTTACCATAGAACCAACTAACACTGCAGGATCAGAAAGTTGCTTTAAAAATGCCTTACCTGACTTAAGAACTGCTTTTAATTTGGCATTTAAAGTATTAGTTGCTTTAGATTGATCGTACAATGCTTGAACGCCTTCTTCAGAATCTTCTACAAACTTTTGAGCATTTTTTAATTTTTCTTCCTGTTGTTTTAAAAATTCCTTTTGAGCTTTTGTAGGTCTTAATCCTTTACTGATTGAATCCTGCAATTCAGCTATTGCAGCTGATGATTCTTCAATTTGGTCTAATGACTTTTTGTATTCTGGGTTTACTTCTTTAAACTGTGCAACAGCAGCTTCACGAATTGATTTACGAAGATCATCATCCAAACCTCCTTTTATTTCTTCAAGCGATTCTGCAAAACCTGATAAACCTAATGAACTTGCTAGATTTCCAATACCATTTAGTACACCCCCGGTAAGTTTGGTAGTATCGAGTACTCTTCTTTCTAAGTCTAATCTATATTCTACAAATCTGGCAGCTTTCTTTTCCCCTTCAAATCCATCTAGGTAAGCTCTTGCTAAAGCCTCTTCATTTTCAGTTAAATTAGCTCTTGCAATATCACTTTGATTTCTTATACCTTTTTCAAAAGCTAAACGCTCACCAGCTAATTTTACTTCTTTTAATGCAGAAGAATTTCTTGATTTAAGTTTTTTAAGTTGTTGAAAAGATAATCTGTCAATACCTGATTCCTCATCTGCTAACTGCCTTACGGTATTAACTATGTCTCGGTATGCTCTTTTTCCCATACCAAGAGATGTATTGGATTTATCTAATTCAGCTAAATTTGCTTTTAACTGTGTGTTTAGATTATCAAATACACTTGATAAACCTGCTGCTTCTCTTTTAGAGGATTGAAGTACTTCTTTTAACTTCTCGATTTGAAAGTTAACTTGTTCTATATTTTTAGGATCATCTTTGAACAAAGGAGATTGGTTCCTAAAAAGTGATCTATATTCTCTTTTTAGTTGCTCTAGTTGAGCCAGTAAACGTTCCATTTCTTTATCCATAGAAAAGCTTTATTATAAATAGGAAAGGCCCTATTTACGGGCCTTGGTAGTATAGTCTGGTTTTCTAATAGCCGGACCTGTGGGTAAATCGTCTAATTTCTTTTTACCTTTTTTGTTTGCTTTTTGCTGTTCTTCATAAAATTTACTTATTTCATTAAAAGTAAAATTCCTTAACCAAATAGGCATATTGTAAACGGTGTGATAATCAAAACCACCTTTACCATGAAATACTATTTCGTGTATTTGTTTGAAAAGTTCTACTCTATACTGTTGCGTCAGGCCAAAGAAAGTTTACCCCAATCGGGATATCAACTCCCTCCTCCGGACCACCTTCAGGATAGAAAGTCAAATCCAAATCCGGTTGGATAGACGCATAATAGTTCCTAAAAGCTCTAGCATCTCTTGCGAGAAATTCATTATCAACAAAATCCCTTATTGTTTTTTGGTCTACTTTACCATCTACTGATTGAATTATATGTTTAAGTCTAGTAGACATTTCTGGGGTGTTGTCTTTGTTTATTTTTTGTAATCCTTTTAACTCTGCATCTATAGTTTGTTCGTCAGCATGAGTCAAAAGTTTAAATGTAAGACTGTTATTAGAAGAAGGAGTTACAAAAGTAAATTCATTTTTACCATCTTTAAATAATTCTTCTTCAATAGGTTTATTATCTAATTTAGATAAATCTACAGTATGTTTAGTACCTCCGTATGTAAATTCATACATTTCACCGTAACCTAAAATACGTGCACCTACTAAAAGTACGTTTTTATCACCAGATAATAAATCTCCATATTTGATTGATTTATCAACTATTAATGCTTGTATTAATTTATCAATTACTATACCTCTTTGTATGTAATTAGTATTAGTAAGTATATCCTCCTCTTTAGCAGTCATATACTTCATTTCGACTTTACCTGAAGATAAAGGAGATTCTTTGGGATAAAGTAATCCTTTTGATGGTAAGTCGATAATTTCAGTTGGAAATTTCTTTTCTTGATCCATAGATTTTATTAGTTATAACTAGTATTATATATAAATATATGAACTTTATTTTTTTAAACAAACAAAAAAAGAGGGTTATTTACCCTCTTCTTTCTTCAATTGTTTAATTTTTTTACGCCACATTGTTTGGGCTTCTTCTAGAGTAATCTCTCCATTATCTAGTACTGTACGAATTTCTAAATAGATTAATTTTTTTTGTAATTCATACTTGTTTTCCTCACTATCCTTAGCATAAGTTGCTATTATTCCTAAAATGAGTAAAAAAGCTGCCAAGGATAGCCTTAGATTGCTTATAATTCTCATAAAATATAGGTTTTATAATAATAAATATAAGAACTTTTCTTAAACTTCTCTTAAACTTCTCTTAAACTTAGAAAATAGACAAAGGAAAACCGGCTCAAAGGCCGGTAATTCCAGGTGGTTTGTGGAGGTAAAAAATTAGTAGTTCAGTACGCAATAATCCATTGCTACTGTCATTGTCAACTCTGCCACGTCAGAAGTTGCCCAATCAAATGACCCTTGTGACATGCTAGTAACGAATGATCCTTTCAAGACCCATTCACTTACTACATCTCCTACTGGTCCTAATATCTGTAATTTTATTTCCTTTTTGTAGAAGTCTCTATATCCAGCTCTACCTGTTACTGATTCATAAGATAATCTTGCCCAGTCCATTACTGATTGAGCTCCAGAAGGTGTAATTGGATCATATAAAGTCATATCCATGTTACCCCATTCTCTCTTACCTCTTATTTTAGTATAGGTGTTGATGTGATCAAGTTTAACTACTTCATCCTCAAAGTTAGGAGCAGTAACGTTTTTGATCATAAAGCCTGGTATACCTGTATCTCCCATTGACATTAGAAACCTATTCTGAACTTTAGGTTCAAATATCCTTGCGTTTATATCTGTTGATGTTAGTACTGCCATTTTGTTTCTTTATTATAAATATACGTTAATTAAATTATGCTCCAAATGTTGCTCCTGTTGGCTCAATTGTAAAGTCTAGTACTATAAATTCTACTGTTTTAGCAGGTTGAATAAATATCTGTCCTATCAATTGGTTTCTATCGATCACATCTGGTGTGTTGTTTGATTCATCCATTACTACTCTGAAAGCAAATAATCCTTGTCTTTGTACAACTGACTCCAAGAATGGATTCACTTGTGATAAGAATAACTCTCTAGTAGTATTGGTATTTTGCTCAAACACTAATGTTCTTGATACATCGTTAACAAACTTCTTAAGGTTTATTAATAATCTTCTTACATTTACTCTATCAAGTGCTGATTTCTTTTTCTGTAATGTCTTTTGACCAAATACTGAAATACCAGCTCCTGGGAATGTAGCAATTGGATTAACGTTTGCGTTATATAATGTATCTCTTTGAGCTCTTGTAAGCTTTCTTTCTGCTTGAATAACGTTAGGAATTCCACCTCTAGTTAAACCTGCAGGTGCAAACCATGGTGCTGCTGCTCCATCAGTAAATGCATAAACTCCTGGAATAACTGTCGATGCAGGTATCCAAACGTTCTTGCCTGTAGCTGATTGAGTTTGTAACCAAGGCCAATAAGTAGCTGCATATGAACTATTAATTGTACTAGCTGCTGCTGTTGCGTTGCTAACTGTAGCTCCATATTGCTCTACGTCAATTACCGCAATTGCATCACCTCTTGTTTGAGCAAGTGAAATAATTGAATCTAATTGAGTTTTGTGATCTCCAAAGTCATATATAAGACCTGGAGCTGAAATAATGTTAAATACATATTCGTCTTTATTTTCAAGTATCGATATAGCATCTGTGTAACTTGAAGCTTGAACACCTTGTGTATTTGCATTAATAATATTTTCAAAATATTTATCAAATCCTCCGCTGTAAAGATTTCCAGTTGCTCCTTGGAATGATCCTGAGCTTGCTACTGGTAATGATCCAGAAAAGCTTACGCTTTGTCCGTCTGTTCCTACAGTAAGTCCGTCTGTGCTTGTATAGTTTAGTGTTGGTAGATTAACTGCTGCTATTCTTACAAATCTTGATCTGTTAACATACTCACCAACTGATTTGATGTAAGTTACATCTCCATCAGTAGATTTAGTTTTTCTTTGGTTACCAACAACTCTTTCTATATAATTTTCTGAATTAGGATCTAATGATAAATCATTAAACGTTTCAAGAATAATTTTATTCTTTGTATTATCGTCACCTCTTCTTATTAATAAAGAGAATGTTCCTTGTTCGTTATTTATGTTAGCAATCTCCCATCTTAAGTTATCTGCTTCACCTAAAGTGATACTTCCATCACTGTTGTGAACTGCTGATCCTGATGAAGAACCTGTAGCGTTGTTTAGCAATGCACCTTTGCTAATCGTCTGTAATGTAAACGGTTGCTCTGTTTTGTTTGCAGCGGCAATTGTTGTATTTGATGCTGCTGTGAATGAACCAGAAACTACTCTGGTTACTAATACTGAATTTCCTCCTTGTTCAAAGTATGATTTAGCTGCTAGAGATGTCAAATATTCGTATTTATTTGAACCAGAAGCAAATGTAGTACCGAACACTCTTTGATATTGTCCAAAGGAAGTAACCACTGTAGGTTCTTCAACTGGTCCTTTTACGGTAGGTCCGATGAGTGCAGCTCCAGCTTCTAATGGTGCAGGTGCAATAAATGAGATATCATTCTCTCTTGCTAAAACGCCTGGGGAGATTAAAGTTTCTGCCATGTTTATTAGGTTAAATTATTTTTCTATAATAAATATTCAAAGAGAATCGAAACCAATTTATAGGTACAATATTTACCTACATAAATAAATATACAAAAATCAGTGTAAAATTAAGACGGTGTGAATTCCCCAGTATCTATATCGATTACACCGTTTCCATACTTAGTTTCCATATATTTCGCAAGTTCGTTTTCTTGCTGTTGAAGTTCTTCTAATGTAGTTTCAGCATTCTCTAAACGTTTTTCTAAATTAAGTTCAGCTAATTTTATTTGACCTAACTCATTTATTACCTTTTGTCTGTTATCTTGAACTACTTTAATTTGTTTTACTTCTTGGTCGGAGAGTTTTTTTCCTTGTGTTGCCATAATGTACTACTTTAATATATTTATCTGTTTCAAAAGATCTCCATGGATCTACTACTACTGATCCTTCTGGAAAGTCATAATCATGATGTTTACCCATATGTCCTAACAGATAAACTGCTTTGATAGGTTTTTCAGGATCGTATATAACTTTAAATTTACTACCAAACCTCTCACAATACCTTCCAGTTAATATAGAAGATGAACCATCTAGGTAATCAACGTTAGGTTTATATGATTGACCTAATATAACGATAGGTAAATCTGATTTTTGACTTTCTATAATCAATCTTGTA